AGACCAAGCACCAGAAGATGTCAGGACTTGCCAACCATCTAGGGGCGCAGCCCAAGACTGATAAGCAGCACCAGTACGAAATGCAGCATGAACCGTATCAATACTAGATTTCCATTGCCAATAGCGAAGATTATAACCAATGGATCCAGAAACAGAACGACCGGGATTATTTTGCAAATTCAATGCCGGAACAGATTGCATACCAAGTTGATCAAATGCGGGTTGCGGAAAATCAGAAACAGCAGTAACAGTTAACTGAGGGTTCTGACCTGTCAAATTCCAATCCAATAATGGAATAGCATGATATACACACATAATCACTTGATGCTCGGCACCGCAATCATAAGTAAGTGTATGTCCTGACTGACTAGAAATTCCCTTACCAGCAATAGAAGCCTGAGAAGTATCAGCGTCAAGATTAGTGTTCACAACCTCATTGATGTTAATCACATTAGACCAACCACCAATATAATGAGCATGATTACCCATATACTCAGGGGCTTTAATACCAAATTGGGCGGCCATCTGATCAGAATAATCCTTACTACTAAACTGAACTACCTCTTTCCAGCGCTGGAGATATTCCGTTGCACGAATTGACAATGCGGAAAGGTCAGAATTAAGACGAGCAAAACGAGGGCCAGTGGAAGAATTAGAAGACGAAGCAACAACGGTACTGCCACCAGACGGATTCTGAACAGACGAGCCAGCAACGGCAGAAGTAAGCGAGGGGTATAAACCAACTTGAGAAGAAAGAAGAGCATTATCAACCGCAGGCAAAACAGCTACAGAACCATATTGAGAAGAGGGAAGAATACCCATAAAATAATCCTTAGGATAATTCGCATAGCGCATCTTAAGCATATTAACGGATAATGGAACAGAACTAGTGCCTTGCCAGTAATCCACATTGTAAGCATAAGCTAAATGTTTCTCCCATTGAGAATTACTGAAGAAATCAAAATAAATCTTCTGATAAGCAAGAAGAGGAAGCATATTTACCGTCTGACTTACAGAATAAACCAGTGGATTATTTCCGTCACCAAGATTGTCAAGACCTAAATACTTCTTAGTAATTGCAGCCTTACCTGCATTAGACTTATCAATCATAGATCCATAACCAAGTAAATCCAATAACTTACAAGTACCATAAACAAAAGGAAGACCAGCATCATCACGAGTATTAGGTTGATCTCCAGCGTTCGCAGCAAGCAAAAAAGCACTAAACTGAGACATAGTGGTATAAGGAACAGAACTTAATGTAGTAGTATTCGTATCATTACTAGCCGCGCTAGTCACATAATCAGTCATCTGAGTAAACGCTTGTGGAAGAGCACGAGAAATCAAACGTAATGGAACAGCATAAAAATCGTAATACTCCTTAATACGGGTATAAGCAGCGGTATTGACAGGAACAGTACGGGTAAACCAATCCGAGGAAATACGATATTTATTTTCCGGAATAGCAATCTGCCAATAACATGGCAAAATTTCACCAATCTTAGCAGTGAATAGTTTCTTCGAACTTAAATCGAATGAAGATCGATGCATAGAAATTCTCGCTCGATCAAGGGGATTAAAATCACTCATAATTAATAATATAAGATTAAAAACTATAGAAATTAAACCGCACGACTAAACCATGCGGTTAAAAATATTATTAGCATCATTAAGCTTCTTGTGCTTAATCATATCACGACAGAATGTCGCACTACGGTACCGGAGTTGCTCAAGAAGTTGAACCGTTTCAAATGAAACATTCGACAAGACATCACGCTCTTGCCCGTTCTGAGGCAACGCAAACATACAATCTGATATCTCCGAGTTAAGGGAGCGTATGTTGAATGCATTTCGTAGACTTTCATAATTTTTTTTCGTCTCATATTCTATTCCAGTTTTAAGGATAAACATAATACGGCCGGAGTAAGCGCTAATATCAGAACCAAAGGGAGGCAAATGCCAATTACGGAAGAACCTATAGACATATAAGAACAGCCGATATAACTTATTAATATAAGATTTAATATCGACATCACTAGAACTGTTGCAGAACCTAGTAAGGCACCGAGCAGTATGTAATATAATCTTATCATCATCAGTAAGAATAGGATTACATTTAAGATATTGATAATAAGAATGAACAAGATTTAAGACTGAGTCTTGCTTATAGTCAATGAATCCAAACCTTGCAATTCTTGTTGGCGTCGAGTGTACAGCTCGAAGAATTCTAATAATCGCAGTACTATCATCATTGCGAGCAGACGAGAATCGGGGGAGTAAGGTACGGATATACGACATGGGTGGAGTTGACCGAACACAGACACCGCCGAAGTTGTAGCTTCTTCCGTTAACGACAGAATCGATTTTTCGCTCAATTTGCGCATAAGGTTCTTCGTCTTCCACGAAATCGCAGCCTTTTTCAAAAAATCCGACAGACGCTCGCGATCTGGGCTTAAACGCGCGGCATGACCGATATAATAAGGGAGCAGCACTAAGGCTGTTAACGTAACTCGCAACGTACGAAGCAGCTCCACCAGCGGCACGTTGGAAATCTGAACGACCGAACTTCCAACTCTTATCATGACACTCTCGTAAAACCGCTGCGACTTCGTCCGAGTCAGTGAATAATAACAAATGGAAATGCGGACGGAAATGGACTGGACCATACTCGCCCACAGCGTAGAAATGTAACGATTCATAAGATCCTAATTTTTGAAATAAATATTTACGTAAACGTTTTATGTAATTCTGAACATCGACATAGTTCAGGAAGGGAATAAGATTATTACGACCATATTGTTCAGAAACGGGATAATCCGTTTTCTCAAGGGCCTGCGTTTTATGGATAAAACTACGAATAGTATCCATACTAAGGAACCAATTATCCTTAACAGGAATATATTCCTTAATTTCACGGTCATACGGAACAGTACCCTGTACCTGCTCGAAAAATACATGACGCAATGCGGAGCTATCATCACATTGATATTCAGAAACAGGGATATAAGAATGGTATTCATCGCCAAAATGGATATCTCCTGAAATGCCTACGACATCCTCGTATTCACTATGAAGAACCTTACAATACATAAGAGGAATATGCTCATTATCATACGTAAGAGTAGAAAAAAAAGAATACTTGAAAGCACTTCCAGCGGTCTTCACACGCATGGACGCCTTTTTAGCTTTCTTATGGATACAATAATCACATTGACCACAATCTACAGCAATGCGTGCACCAGTATACTTATTCGTAATAAATGAACGATGTTGACAATGGTCAACTGCCTTAAACAAATCAGGAGAAAATTTCATATAACCAAGAGCCTGAAATGGCAATAAATATAAATATGAATAATAAAATCAATCAAACACCAATGGCACTAAGAATATAGCCTAAAGCAGCAGAAATAGCACCAATAACGATTTTCCAAAAATTACTTCTTTTCATCAGCTTGAGCTTTAAATTCGACAAAATCGTTCTCCTCTCTAATCGAGTCCACAATAACAATAAAACCCAGTCGAGAAACTCGTTCAGAATAATGTCCAAGAGCCTCGAGAGAATTAACAACATAAGGCGGAATAACATCACGACCAGTGGTTTTCTCCTTAACGGAAATAATAAATTTTTGCATAATTGTAAAATGTTTAAAATGTTAATAATAGTTGTAACTTCTACAGCGGACAAAGGTATGATTTTTTTTTGTATTTCCAAATAGTTTTTTAAATATTGTGGAAAAAGGACCATTGGAAATATAGTGTGAGTTGTGCGTTTATGGACAAGGGAAGGGAGAAATCGAGATGATAACTCGAGTTTTGCTTCGCACACAACTAGGGGCTTCGCTTAATTAACAAATCCTAGGTCCATTACTAACAGATCTAGGACAGAAGTGGATGTATACAGGGGTGTATAGGCACGGCAGATCAGATAGAATCTGCCTTTGCGCACTCCGTGCTAAAATACCGAAGCGGAACGCTTCTCTAAGGAAGTCGCTCCGCTCCATATTTCGATCAGGCCCTACGCGGGCGGCGGGTGTATATCGCTCAAACGCCGCGATGGGCTTCTAGTCCTAAAGTATGCTATCTAATCTTAGTACCGATTGAACTACCAATACCTTGGAATATACGTGAGCCATAATCCACAGCATTACGTAACTCATAAGAATCTACGTCTTTCTGTTTATGCTTAGAACTCCACTTATAATAATCACGTAAAGCCTTATCCTTAGAATACTCAATATTTTTAAGCACATTGGTATTCTTAGATTCCCATAATGAAGATAAACCTCGAGCACGATTAGACTGAATATTAGCATAAATCAGAGAATCAGCAGTTTGGGAAGCAATCTTATTATTAATACGAATGCCATTGGTTTCAGCAGCAGTTTTTACAGCTTTAGCCATCTCAGTTTTATACTGAGCCTCTGTAAGAGAACCTTGAGCATACAAATTAGACAAGGTCTGACCTTTGATAAAAAGATCAGCCTGTTGTTGTTCATCAAGATACTTATTAAGCACCTGTTGGGCTTCAGAATCAAGGAGAATCTGCGCTTCTTGAGCAGAAGTAAGACGACCAGCAAATTCCATATTCTTAAGTTCCTGATACTCCTTAGATTGGTCTAACAAAGCAGAACGACGGCCGGTAGACGCATTCCAATAACCTGACTGGCCAACACCAATATTACGATAATTGGTATCGCCGAGAATTTGTTGCATCTTATACGGGGTAAGAGCAGCATTACTCTCAGCATTAAGCATAGCAGCACGAGCCTGAGCCATAGAAGCAAGAGCAGAACCAACATCGGAAAAATCAGGGCGAAACGCTTGTAAACTAGGCATACCAGCAGAAGAAGCAGCAGCACCGCCTGAAGCAGGGGACTTCGAGCCGGCCATAGCAGCAGAACCTTGAACAAATGGGTTTAGACCACGAGAAATCATAGCATTGGGGGAATTATAAGAATTATTCATTCCCCACATTTTTTCTTGCCAATCACGCTGGATCTGAGCCTGATGAGCATTAAATGCGTTATTCTCACGATTAATATCAATACTAGTCTGATTGGTCTTATTCTGAGAAGCGGATCCGATCGCATTACCAGCAAGAGAAGCACCAGCAGCAATAATACCACCAAGAACAAGCGGAGCAATACACTTTTCAGAGAGCCCCATTAAGGGGTTCTCTCCAATATCATAGAATCTCATTGAACAGAAGCGTCAGGGGCGGACGACGGATCGGGCGCTGACTGTTGCTCTGCCAACATCGCTTCGGCATAAGCCGTTAGCTCAGATTTTTCACTAGCCAACTGCTGTAACACAGCTTGACGTTCCGACATTGTCTGACAATGACGAGAAATAACACAAGCGAATCGCTCTTCATCAGTCATGCTATCCATAGTAGTAGACCGCGTAGGATGCATCTGAGCAAGAATGTTCTGAACATTCATATCACCAAGTAGACGACGATATTTTTCCTGATTCAACAAGATTTGGGTCATATCGCACTGAATCAGATCACCATCAGGAGTTTCATCATACATAACCTGATCATATACAGATGCCTGATAACACGGATTTTCTTCAACAAGCTCAGGAGTAAAATCATCCTCTAAAAAATCGGGATTTTTATAAGCAAAATTTCTCATAACAAAACAAATTAACAAGGTAAACCATTACGATCCAAGTTCTGAACAGCATACACTTGGAAATTAACATTACATAACAGCTGATCAAATGCAACAGAGCAATTAGTAGAATCAATCTGCGGCACGAAAATAGAATTAAGCTGTTGAGGACGAACTTTCATGGACTGATAAGACCAAGCACCAGAAGATGTCAGGACTTGCCAACCATCTAGGGGCGCAGCCCAA